TGCTACGTTTAGTGTAATCAGAAACGGTTGGAAATATACACCTTCTATACAGTCAGCAGGTACAGGTTATACAAGATTACAGACTATTACCATACTAGGTACTAGCTTAGGTGGGTTAAGTACAGCCAATGATCTAGTGATAACTATCACCGCAGTCAATGCATCAACCGGAGCGATCTTAAACTTTGATCATGCAGGATACGGTATAGGCGGTAGATACGTAGCGTTACGTGCTGGCTCTACTGTGGGTGCAACATCTGAAGATGGAATTGCCTGGGATACAAGAACAAGTCTAATGCCAAGTGCAGCTAATTGGTCAGCCATAACTGCTGGATCGTTTGATGATGGATCCACGATAGGCAAAGTTAGTAGATTTGTAGCAGTAGCAGGAGGCAGTGCCAATACCACAGGCGCATATTCTGCGGATGGTATTACATGGACAGCAGCTAACATGGTTACTTCTGCAACTTGGGTTGATGTGGCCTTTGGAGGATTCAGCTCACAAAACTTCGTAGCTATCAGCAGCGATGTAACCACTGTGAGAGTTAGTGGAGACGGTGAGGTTTGGGATCAAACTGGTACATTAACTACAACTGGATTCACAGCAGTCGCTTACGGCAAAAACAGATTTGTAGCAATCAAGAGCGGAACGTCTGTTACTAATTATTCTACCACAGGAACAGGTGTATGGACTGCAGGTACATTGCCTAGTTCGTCAAACTGGAACAGCATTGCCTATGGTAACAACAGATTTGTTGCTATTTCAACCACCAGTGGTACAATAGCTGCTTATAGTTTAGACGGTATTACCTGGACAGCTAGTACATTACCCACAACAGCAGTTTGGACCGAAATCACATACGGTCAGGGAGTGTTCCTTGCTGTGAGTACAACCACAGCAGCAGCAACATCACCAGACGGAATTACATGGACTCTAAGAGCAACCAGCACAGCAGCATCTGGCTTCTCAGCAGTGACATTTGGTAATAGAAATAGATACGGACTGTTTGTGGGAGTTGGTGCTGGCTCAGGTACAGTAGCCACTTATATCAGAACAGGAGCCACTACTAGAGCTCGTGCAAGGGTAGCAGCTAACAAGATATTCCAAATTAATATCACAGAGCCTGGATCAGGATATACTACCGAACCAACTATAACATTTACAGATCCTAACAATACTTTTGAAGCTCCAGTGACTGTAAGAAAAGGATTAGGAGTATTGGCTAACCCATCATTCATCAACAGAGGCTCTCAGTATGTGACCAGTAGCTGCGAAGTGGATATTGGCGACGGTTATGCAAATGTATTCCAACCAGGATCGTTTGTGGCAGTGAGACAGATTTCCGCCCAGCCAACTCCTGGATCTAACGTGGTGTTTGGACACTTACCAGACCGTACATTCAAATTAGTTAATGTGATCACATTCTTAGGCGTTAATGCTGGCGCTTACACAGCATTCTTACAAATAAGCCCAACACTAACTATATCAGAAGCACCCAATGACGCTGTCTCTGTAACAACTAGACTGCGTTACAGTCAGGTTAGATTAACCGGACACGATTTCTTAGATATCGGTACCGGTAATTTTACTGAAACCAACTATCCAGGACTACCAACACAACTGCCAATTCCGGCCAACGAAACTGTTGAAAGTGGTGGCGGTCGCGTGTTCTTTACAGCCACAGACCAAGATGGTAATTTTAGAGTTGGTGATCTATTTGCTATTGAACAAAGTACTGGTGTTGCTACATTAAATGCTGATGCGTTTAATATCAGTGGATTGCAAGAACTTAATCTAGGTAATGTTACATTAGGCGGCGGATCAGCTACGATTACTGAATTCTCAACAGACCCGTTCTTTACGGCAGATTCAGATAATATCGTACCGACACAAAGAGCTATCAAAGCCTATATCGCCAGCCAGATTGGTGGTGGTGGTGCTAGCTTGAACGTAAACTCGGTGACAGCAGGTAGTGTGTTTATAAGTTCTAACATAATCACTACCACAACAACAGGACCAATTAAAATGAATGCTACCTTTGATTTCAGAGGCGGAGTTATCGGGTTACCGTTAGCACTCAATTACTTTTTGAACTAAATACATACATGGAGAATAAATTATGGCAACAGGAAGACTAGGAGTAGCAGATCTATCAGCAGCGACCAATACTACTCTGTATACAGTACCCGCAAACACATTTTCAGTGGTTACTGTAAGTGTAGTAAACAGGAGTGCATCAGCAGTGACTGTCAGAATAGCGATGTCATCGTCAGCAACACCAGCAGATTCTGAATATCTTGAATATGATACCAGTTTAAGTGCTAAGGGTGTACTAGAGCGTACAGGCGTTGTAATAGATGCAGGAAAATTACTAGTGGTAAGATCTAGTGCTGCTAGTGTAAATGCTGTGGTCTACGGTATTGAAACATCAACAGCTTAATAAAAGGATAAGATCATGGCAAGAAAAATAACAGGCGGACTTGTAGGTAGTTCAACACTAGTAGGAGCTATTCAAATTTCGCCCGACAATGCCTTGTCCACAGCGGCGGATCAGAATATTACTCTTAGCCCGGGCGGAACTGGAATTGTTGTTTCTACTGCAAATGTTCAATTAAATGCACAGACTGATTTGCGATTCGCAGATAGTGATAGCTCAAATTGGGTGGGATTTCAAGCACCTGCAACAATTACTTCGAACGTAACTTGGACTCTGCCTGCTGCTGATGGCACGTCAGATCAAGTACTAACTACTAATGCGTCAGGCACACTATCGTGGACTAGTAAATCTGTAACAGTTTCTGATCAAACAGCGTCTGCTACTACACATTATCCGTTGTTCACTACAGCTACCTCAGGAGCTATCACTAGTTCAAATGTGTCAACTACTAAAATGACGTATCAGCCAAGCACTGGTAGGTTGAGTTTAGCAGGTGCCTCTGCTGCTTCCAGCACTACCACTGGAACCTTAGTAGTTACTGGCGGTGTTGGTATCAGTGGTGCTTTGTATGTAGGTGCAGATATATATTCATATGCATCTTCAGATAGCAGACTAAAAGAAAATCTTTCAAAGATTGATAACAGCCTAGAAAAATTGTTAAAATTATCAGGATATCAATATCACTGGAATAAAATTGCGCAAGAAATGTACCCAGAACGCACCATGCAGGACGTGGGAGTTATTGCTCAAGAAGTAAAAGAAGTAATACCATCAGCTGTAGTTGAAAGAGATGACGGGTATCTTGCTGTGAGATATGACAAACTAATTCCCTTGCTGATAGAGGCTGTTAAATCTCTAAAAGAAGAAATTGAAATTATGAAAAGAGAGAATTAAGAATGCCAGTACAGTTATCAAGTTGCGGAATAGTTTTTGCTAACGGTCAACACAAATGCGTGATTGAAGAACAAAAGGAAATCTATGTTTGGAATGTCAACAATTGGACACCAGAGAATGGTGGTCGCTGTTGCGCTTTTACGGTTCCTACTGGAACCACTTCAATCAAATTTGAAATACTATCAGGTGGTGGCCCAGGCGGCTCATCAGGTGGTGACTTCGACCACGGGTGTGGAGGTCAAGGTGGCAATTATGGAGTAAGAACACTGCAAAAATCAGTGCATGGATTCACAGATGGCACAGTATACACAGTGTGTGCTGCTGGCACATCAAACTGTAGCTGCTGCTGTTCATGTAACCAAAATTGTCGCCACGGATGCACCAGTTTTGTTAACGGCACTGGCTTGAGCAACTTCTGTGCCATTGGTGGCATGGGTGGGTCAACTTCATGGGACATGATCTCACAGTGTTATAACTGCCACATTGGTAATGTTCAATGCAACGTGGGCAACTATAATGCCGGTTGGATTACCAACGTGTGTGACTCGCCAGTATATGGATCTGATATGTGTTTCAGAGGAACATCTGGATCATATAATGCTCAATATGACTGTTGTGCTGATCACTTTTCTGTTGCAGGAGCACCTTCTGGACCAATTTCAGCAGCACACGGAATTGGCGGTAAACACATGTGCGTGGGTAACTTGGCCTGCTGTTCAGCACACGCAGCCTTCCCAGGTGGCGGTGGCGCAGGCCACGCAACTGCATCAGTTAGTGCATGCTGGGGTAGTTTTGGCGCCGGCGGCCTTGTTAGAATAACGTACAGTTAAGGAGAAATTAGAAAATGCCAGTACAATTATCAAATTGTGGTATCGTGTATGCTAATAGCCAACACCAATGTAAAATCGCAGAACAGTATGAAATCTATGTCTGGAATCCCAACAATTGGACACCAGAGAATGGTGGTCGCTGTTGCGCTTTTACAGTGCCCACGGGAACCACATCGATCAAGTTTGAAATACTATCAGGTGGTGGCCCAGGCGGCTCATCAGGTGGTGACCACGATCACGGCATCGGCGGGCAAGGTGGCAATTACGGCGTAAGAACACTGCAAAAATCAGTGCATGGATTCACAGATGGCACGGTATACACAGTGTGCGCTGCTGGTTCATCAAATTGTAGCTGCTGCTGTTCATGTAATCAAAATTGTCGTCATGGATGCACCAGCTTTGTTAATGGTACTGGCTTGAGCAACTTCTGTGCCATCGGCGGCATGGGTGGCTTTACTAACTGGGACATGATCTCAAACTGCTATAACTGCCACATTGGTAATGTTCAATGCAACGTGGGCAACTATAATGCCGGTTGGGGCAGTAACACTTGTGACTCGCCAGTATACGGATCTGATATGTGTTTTAGAGGCACAGCTGGATCATACAATCATCAATACAACTGTTGTGCTGATGCATTCTCAGTAGCAGGTGGCCCAAGCGGTCCGTGGACGGCTCCTCATGGAATTGGTGGTAAACATCGCTGCGTGGGTAATTTGGCCTGCTGTTCAGCACACGCAGCCTTCCCAGGTGGTGGTGGCGCAGGTCACGCAACTGACTCATCGAGTGCCTGCTGGGGCAGTTTTGGCGCTGGCGGCCTTGTTAGAATAACGTATAGTTAAGGAGAAATAAATGGCAAATATAACCAAAATGCTAACATATAGTATACCGGATCATTTGTATTCGTTGGAAAATACGTTAGGTAAAACCAGTACACAGTTATACGAAGGCCCAGAAGAAATAGTCATGTGGCTCGATAAAGAAACTGGCTATTTGATGCAGGCGTTTGCACCAGAAGACGAACCAGATCGTCCGCTTCCATTAGATCTGAAAAGAGAAATATTAAAAGCAGACACTGACATAAACTGCTGCAAAATTGGATTGATCTACGGCGGGTTAGAAAAACCAAAGATCTACGAAGTCGCCGTCGGTCCAGCTGATCAACCAAATGCCACAGTTGTAGATCCTTCTGATATTAGAATTGTTTATGATAAACAAAGCGTAACTGAAGATTACACAGCACCGCTTAAATTCTTTGAGTACAAAAGAATCAGAGATGATGCTTTTATTAGAAAGATAAGAGATTCAAAACTAGCTGAAAGTGATGGTAAAATTGCTCCAGACATGCCAGAATCTCTAAAACAACAATGGCTGGATTATAGACAAAAACTTAGAGATCTTCCTGTAGATTGGGCAGATGTTCCTAGATATCTTGTAAGATTTCCGCGGAGTCCTGAAGACGGACCGAACATGGAGTTTGAAGATGAGCATGTTCAGGTTATTAGAATCGCAGACAGAGATGCCTCCGATGCTGATGCTTTACAAAATCTACCCCCAGGCGTTTACTAATTTCGAATAGTATTGTGCTGGAAACAGCACGATACCCAACGCTCGCTCACATTATTCTTAGAGGCGCAGCCCTCAAAATAAATATCGTACTAGATAACAAAGGTTACGATATCAATGAAAAAAGCATTTTTTATAAATGGCGGCGCAGGTCGAGTACTATGTGCAATTCCCGCACTAGAGCACTATGTTAAAAATACTGATCCAACAGCAGTCATTGTTGTTGAAGGTTGGATAGATCTATATTTAACCAGCAAAATTTTAGCAAGTAACGTGCATCATGCCACCGACCCAAATCTTTTTGAAAAATTAAAAGATAGAGAAATCATAACTCCCGAACCGTATAAACTAAACGCATACTTTACTCAAAGATGCAATCTTGTGCAGGCGTTTGACATGTTGATCAACTACGATGTTCCGCCCGAAATCATTCCAGAAACAAAAGAATACGATATCTTTATTGGCAAAAAGGATATAGCACAAGCAAACGAGCTAGTCAATGAAGCTAGAAAGCATTTTAAAAAGCAACAAGTAATAATCTTCCAACCATTTGGAAAAACAGCTGGAATACAAGGCAATACTATCATTGACGAAAGTGGTAGATCATTTGAGGTTGATGATATTATAAAAATACTTGAAGAACTGAATAAAGATTATGCTGTTATAATGATGAGCGAGTTAAAAATTCCTGGAAACAGAGCACTAGGAGTAATGGTACCAGAGAGTGTTAGTTTATTACAATGGACTGCAATTATCAATGATGCTGATTATTTCTTAGGCTGTGACTCGGTAGGACAGCATATTGCACATGCCCTAAAGAAACCAGGCACAGTGGTTATAGGCGGTACATTCCCTGAAAATATTTCGTATCCTGGCAGCAGCACACTTACTATAATTGATAACGGCAAAGACGAAAGAAGGTATTCCCCAATAAGAGTTGCAGTAGACATTAGAATTGATAGACATAATGAAAATCTAATGGTGCTTACCGACGAAACTATCAAGACAATTACCAAAGGAATTAAAAATACTTTGAGTAAAACTGCTAAGTCATATGTCGAACCCAAACAATCTGCTGAGTGTTCTACTCCCGGTTGTTCTTAATAAATGTCACAAGGAAAAATAATGCAAAAAACAGGATACATTGCAGGTATTGCTCGAGGGCATAATGCAGGAGTTTGTCTTTTAAAAGATGGAAAAATTGTATTTTCTATTGAAGAAGAAAGACTATCTCGCTACAAATATGACGGCGGCCCACTTGCGAGTATGGTTAAAATACTTGACTATACTGATAAGATTGATTTTTTGGTGATCTCTCACACACAAGATGATGACGAACCAATAAACGATTATGTAAGGCAAGATGTGTATTCTGCACTTGCTAGGAAGTTGAGATTAATCGACGATGTTGATACCCAAGTATTTAAATATCACAGTCAACACCATAGAAGTCACGCCGCGTTGGCATTTTATAGATCTGGGTTTGATAAAGCAAGTGCTATCATTGTAGATGGTGCAGGTACATTTATTGAACGCCAAGACGGTCGAACCATGTTTGAAGTTGAAAGTATATATGATTGTTCATACCCTGCAAACTTTGAGGAAGTGTACAAGCATTTTGGAGGCAACGGACCTTGGAGGACTGAACACTACAATAGTGATGGGAACGGTACAGAAGTTATAGTTAATGATAAAGCAGGTATTGTTAAAGCATACGAAGCTGTTACTAGATTTTGTGGATTCGACTCGATAGAAGCGGGTAAAACCATGGGACTATTCCCCTACGGTGAGCCAAACAAAGCTCCAAAGATTTATGAAAAATTCGGAGCAAATAAAAATTTAATTGTTCCGACTTACCCCAATGGCGCACTGGTTAATGAAGAAGCCTATACTGAGCTAGATGACAGAGTATACGATCCTAAAGTTATTCATAGATCAGTGACTGACCCCAACGATAAACAACAAATGCAGCGTTACGAGCAACAAATGCTTGAAGCTGATGCAGAAGATGTAACGCAATTAGCTTCTAGAAGAAACATGGCCTACAATGTCCAAACCGAATCGCAGCAATTAGTGCTTGATTTAATTTTAAAATCAATTGAACGTACAGGTAATAAAAATATTGTCATCAGCGGTGGATATGGGTTGAATTGTGTTGCTAACTATTTCTACTTACAGCATTTACCAGAAGATGTAAGGATATATGTTGAACCTGTTTCGAACGATGCAGGTACTGCAATGGGTGCAGCATTTTATCATTACTATAAAACATCTCAAGATACAAAAGTAAGATCAAAAGATGAAAATTTATTTTTAGGTCCGGTACAACATATTACTGAAGATGCAGTTATAGAAACTGCGGCCAAATACGGCGGCAGCGTAACAATAAATGTTGATTACAAAGATGTTATCAAAACTATTAGATCTAAAAACATTGTGGCATTATTCCAAGAACGATGCGAAAACGGTCCTAGGGCACTGGGAAATAGATCACTGATGTTTGATCCAACATTTGCCGACGGTAAAGATTTTGTTAATTTGATTAAAAAACGAGAATATTTTAGACCATTTGCTGCATCAGTATTACAAGATGATGTACATGAATGGTTTGATCTGCGTGGCATGGAAGATTCCCCTTCTATGATGTATGCTGTAAATTGTCAGCCAGGTGTGAAAGAAAAGATTCCAGCAGTTATACACGTTGATGGTACCTGTAGAATTCAAACAGTGACTGAAGAACAAAACTTTCATTGGTATAATCTGATTAAAGAATTTAAAAATCAT